TTTTAAACTTCGCAAGTGAAAGACTTGTTGAGGAATTACCGTACAAAACATTTGACAAAGTAAAATATTATAAATTCCAAGATTTATTGGAGGGTATTTTAACTGTAGAAAAAACTGCGGGAGACGATTCTCTACCATTTACTGAGGTTGCTAAAAGTATTAAAGAAAAACAAGTTGAAAAGTTAAAACAAGTTACAAAAGACTTATTAATGAATGATTCATTAATAAAAGTGACATTAGGTAATCCAAAAGAAATTAATCCTCATGTTTTAGATGGTTTCTGTGGAATTAGTTCAGGTAACACATTTAGTCATAATCGATACTACGTAAATCAATCAACAGGAAATGATGGTGATATTAATAGAGATTATTTAGAACTTTATTTAGGTCCAAATAGATTAACAACAAAAGAAACTTCATTAGGACTTTCATACTATGAACAATTCTTTATTGTTAACGATGTTGAATTTAACAAAGATAATATATTACAATTTAGACCAATCATCCAATTATATGCGGGGTGGGCTAATAGCGGTTATACTACAAATACCGGATTCACACCAACATCAAATAGTTTTAAATCACATTTAACAAGTTCAATTTTCGATGGTGAAAATGGTTCTAAAAAAAGACAAACGGAGTTTTTACAAAAATTAATTCCATTGTTTACATTACTAAGAACCAAAGAAAGAACAGGTGGTATAAAGTTAGATAATGGATATAATAACGAAACATTAAAACTTGAGATATACAATCACTTCAAATCGTTTAACGATAAATGGGTTGCAGGTAATTCAATAGGTCAACGTACATTATTAGAAGAATTTTTATTCTTAGATAAAGCCAATAGAGATATTGGTGATAAGGTTTTCTTAAACTTAGATAAACTTGTTGATTTAACAGACGAGAAAAACGCAAAACAAAATCTTTACGGAGCATTAGGTTCTCTAATTGCGGGTACAGGTTTTGATATGAGAGCATTACCAGCGTACGTTAATTTCTATGGAACCAACTTCTCAAACAAAACCAAAATAACACCATCTAAAACTGTTGCTAAAAATTTATTCGGAACATTCTTAGAAGTTGATTATCAAGAATCCGCACCTAAGATTGTTGTACAATATGTGGACGGACCTGTTTCAAAACGACCATCCGACATGGGAGAAAAATACAAGTTCCAAGATGATAGTTTTAATATTGGTAACGTAAATAATAACTCATTGATTATCACCACACCTGATGTGTTTAATACTGAAAACTTGGCGAAGTCAAATAAAGTAGTTGCGTTTGAGGTAAGTGTTGGTGACCAACATCAAAGTATATTCAAAGGTATTCAATTAGACCAAGCTACACTTAAAAATACATCGGAATCATTTGTGGTTTTAGAAAACTTGGCAAGATCTGAATCAGGAGCGGGTACGTATAATGTGGATATTGGTTTATTCGATTACTATAGACAAGCGTCATATAGTTGCGAAGTCACATGTATGGGTAACGTAATGATTCAACCAACAATGTTCTTCTACTTAAAAAACATACCAATGTTCAGAGGTTCATATTGGATAACTGAGGTGAGTCACCAAATTAGAGGAACAGGTATTGAAACAACATTCAAAGGAACAAGACTACCTTCAATATCATTACCAGACCCTAAGGATTCATTTGTATCTAGTTACCGTACATTGTTCGATAAGATAATGAACAAAGCAACGGCTAAGATTAATGAGTTAAACAATACCACTAAAACAAGTGAAATTGTTGTAACTCCACAGGGAAGTTTTCTTATTGACAAAGGTGAAAAACAAATTAACGGTGAAGAAATCGTTAAGGAGGCGAATGTTGATAAATTCGGTATTCCTTATAATGGTGCCGAAAATGAAAAATATATCCAAAAGGTTAAATTTAGAGATAAGGAATGGTATAGAGCGGTTGCCGTTGAGATGGGAACTGAAAAATACCCAATCCCCGATGATACGACAATGTCGATTATTAACTTAGAAGGTAATTTAAAACATATTAAGTGGTCAGGTATCAAAGGTAATGGTCAAAAGTATTATTCGACTAAGTTTATACCTGTTTCAACAAACGCAAAATACCTACTTTCAAATAAAGTTAAGACGGTATTTTTAAACCCAGATAAACCTGATAAGGAAATAACATTAGAACATAACATAAACCAAGTATTAGATAACGACGCGGTTAAATATGATCAATCAACCTTCCAAGGACCAATTAATATTGGGCCAAATGTTCAAGGATATGGTATTGGTTTATCAAAGAAATTGATGGACGAATTGAATGTTTATCCAGGTGGAGTCCTTTATTTCAAAATAAAAGAGAAATAATAACAATATTGGGATATTTATACTTATAACATTAATATTATGGAGAACAATAAAATAAACAACAGTATTAATCAGTTCTTGAATCCAAAACAAGTTAGAAACGTATCTAATGATGGAATGGAAAGAGAAGAATGTGATATGGTAACAGGAGAATGTTACGTGATTAGATCAAAAGACGGGATTGTTGAAAGAATAAATAAAAAATACATTACCGAAGACGGTAGACAATTATTACAAGACTAAAGCTATGTTAGAACAAAAATTACTAGAAGAACTTAATCGTCACAAAGCAATTAACAAATATGCTAAGAAAATGATTATGGAACAGGACGCACCTCCAGCACCACCGACAGATGATGCGATGCCTCCTGTAGATGACGCGGCATTACCACCAGCCCCACCGGCTGATGACGTAGCATTACCACCAACACCACCAACAGATGATTTAGGTGGAGACATGGGAGGTACTGAAGAGATTGATATTACTGATTTAGTTAATATGACTAAGAGTATCAAAAAAGACATCGAAGATAATAAGAATGACCAAAGCAATGTAGTTGGTCAAATGGATTCAGTTTTCTCTAAATTAGGGGAATTGGAACAGAAGTTATCTAGCATGGATTCAGTAATTGCTAAAATCGAGGAGTTAGGTACTAAGATTGAAAACATTAAAGAACCAACAGCACAAGAAAGACTTGAAATGCGTTCTTTAGATTCGTATCCATTTAATCAAAACCCACAACAATTTTTCGCGGCAAAACAAGGTGAAATGAGACAGAGTGGTAAAAATGAATATGTTTTAACAAAACAAGACGTACAAGACTATTCGAACGATACAATAAAATCATCATTTAATCCAGAAAATCAAGAAGATGAATTTAGCTACTAATGTAAACTTTCTTTTAGGTTTACAAATACAGATGAAAATCAACCACTGGCAGACAAAAGGTTATGCTAGACACAATGCTTATGGTGGATTTTACGAAGTGTTAGACGGTTTAATTGATACTTTTGTTGAATCCGCAATGGGTAAGTATGGTAGATTTGTTTTGAACGATGAAACTAAAACAATTCAATTAAACAACCTATCAGACATTGATATTAAAGGACTAATTACAACGGTAAGAAGTGCTTTCGTACAAATGGAATTAGACCCATCAGATACGGACTTATTGAATATACGTGACGAAATGTTAGGTGAATTAAATAAATTAAGTTATTTATTAACTTTAGAATAAAATAATTAAGAAAAAATGATTTCAGGTTCATTTGCCACAACTGGCTCAACCCAAACAAGGACATCCTTATCATACATTAACGATTTGGTTACAGGTGCTACAGCACAAGGACTTTACCGTATTGTAGTTCCGAATCAATTCATGGATGATAATATGGCTAACGTATTAAGACGTACATATGGATACCAAGTTCAATCAAGAACATCTTTAATGGGGACTTTTGATGATTATATCATCTCATGGGCACCACCAATGCCAACCGCCACACCAGCACCGACGGCTTATCCGACAGCCACACCAACACAGACCCCTAATTCGACACCTAGTCCAACAGAAACGAATTATCCAACACCTAATCCGACATCAACACCTAACCCAACCGCAACACCTAACCCAACGGCGTCTCCAGCACCAACTGCGAACCCAACGGCTACACCTGTGGCACCTACACCAACACCTACAGCAACATCACTCTACCAATCGTATAACTATAGTATCAGTGCTACCGACATAGCAGCGGCAACAGGTAATACAGGTCCAAACGCCGCGTATAACAATAAAGTTGTGGTTGTGGTAACAAATGGTTATAATTGTGGAAATACAACTGTTCGTAACTTTACATACTCGTTTAGTTCACCGGGACCTTCATTTATATCTTGGTTGATTTCACTAAAAACCAACGTACCTGTTTTAGGATATTATAAAGACGATGTTTTAGTTACATCAGGTCTTATTTCAACTCAAACAGCGAATCCTTCGGTTCCTTGTTAAGAACAAAAAATATTTTAAAAATAATTTAACCCGGATTTCCTAATTCGGGTTTTTTTATGTATCTTTTTTCTATAACTGATTTTATAATTTAAATTAAACTATTATGTCAACATTCGATGCGGTACTGGCACAGTACGAGAAGAGCAAAAACGCCACAAGTGGCAATGCAAACAAATTTAACCAAGAAGACAGAATGAAGAAATACTTCACAACTGTACTTCCTAAAGGTTCTAAGGGTGAAGAAAGAAGAATTCGTATTCTTCCTACACCAGATGGTTCCTCACCATTCAAAGAGGTTTATTTCCATGAAATCCAAGTAGATGGAAAATGGGTAAAACTTTATGACCCAAAACAAGAAGGAAAACGTTCACCATTGAACGAAGTTAAAGAAGGTTTAGAGATGACTGGTGTTGACTCTGACCGTGAATTGGCTCGTCAATATCGTTCACGTAAATTCTACATTGTTAAGGTTATTGACCGTGACCACGAACAAGATGGTCCAAAATTTTGGAGATTTAAACACAACGCAAAACAAGATGGTATCTTAGATAAAATCTTCCCAATCTTCCAAAAGAAAGGTGACGTTACTAATCCTGAAAATGGACGTGACTTAACATTGTTCTTAACTCTAACCAAATCAGGTACAGGTAAAGAATACACAACAATTAATTCAATCATCCCTGAAGATGCGTCTCCACTTAATACAGATGAGGTGGTATCTAAATTGTGGTTAGATGATGAATTAACATGGTCTGATGTATATTCTAAAAAACCTGAAGAATATCTTGAAATGGTGGCAAGAGGTGAAGTTCCACGTTGGGATTCAGAAACCAAGAAATGGGTTTCAAACTCACAAGGTGAAGAAGTATTGGCGGCACCAAAATCATCTACACCAGTAGTTGACCCACAAGTTGACGATGATGCGGATGAAGATTTACCGTTCTAATTAATTCATAGGGGTCCCGTTATTTTGACGGGGCCACTTTTTTAAAAACAAAACAATGGCAGGTATTAAAAAAACAGATTTCTCGGCAATCAAGAAGAAATTCTCGAAAGAAGCCGAATACAAAGCTGATCGTTTCTTCGATTTAGGAGACGCCTTCTTGGAAGCTACAGGTCTTCCAGGTCCTGCGATGGGTCACATTAATATGTTATTAGGACATAGTGATACAGGTAAAACAACGGCTTTAGTAAAAACAGCAGTAGACGCACAAAAGAAAGGTATCCTTCCTGTGTTCATTATTACAGAACAAAAATGGAGTTGGGAACACGCAACATTAATGGGTTTTGATAAAGACGGAGAATATCTTTTCAATAGTGATTTCGAATACATCGAACAAATCACAGACTACATTAATGAATTGATGGATGCTCAAGAAAAGGGTGACATTCCTTACGATATGTTATTCCTTTGGGATTCAGTAGGTTCAGTTCCTTGTAAGATGACTTACGATGGTAAAGGTGGTAAACAACACAACGCATCAGTTTTAGCTGATAAGATTGGAATGGGAATCAACCAACGTATCTCAGGGTCAAGAAGAACAGACAAACCTTACACAAACAGTTTGGTTATCGTTAACCAACCTTGGGTAGAATTACCTGACAATCCTTTTGGACAACCAAAAATCAAAGCTAAAGGTGGTGAAGCCATTTGGTTAAACTCATCATTAGTATTTTTATTCGGTAACCAAAAAGGTGCGGGAACTACTAAAATCTCTATCACTAAAGATAAGAGAAAAATCAGAATCGCTACACGTACTAAAATCTCAATCAGTAAGAACCACATTAATGGTGGTGGATATGAGGATGGTCGTATCTTGGTAACTCCACAAGGATTTATGCATGGTAAAGACGATACTGAAGAAAAACGTTCTATCGAAGAGTACAAACGTGATAACAGTGAGTACATCGGTAAACAATTAGGTGTTAATGTTACAGACATCGCAGATACACAAGTTGTAACAGAGGAAAGTGATTTATAATAAATTTATTTAATGTCTGTTTTATTAGTAGATGGTGATAATTTACTTACGATTGGTTTCTATGGTTTCAAAAATGCCTTTTATAAGGGAGAACATATTGGAGGAATTTATCATTTTCTCAATACTCTTAGAAAAACATTTGAGACATACAATTTAGACAAGATAGTAGTATTTTGGGATGGATTGGAAGGTTCTCAAACTCGTAAGAAAATTTACGCACCATACAAAGAAAACAGAAAATCACGTCTTCGTTCTGAAGAAGAAATAAGTTCTTACACTTTCCAAAGAGATAGAGTAAAACAATATCTTGAAGAGTTATTTGTAAGACAGGGAGAGTATGAGTATTGTGAGACCGATGACAACATCGCTTACTATACTCAGAACTCACCTAAAGAGAAAAAAATAGTTTATTCTTCAGATGGTGACCTAACACAGTTAGTGTCAGAAAATACACAAATCTACAATCCGTCACACGGAAAACTTTACAAAAAAAACGATACCATTGTTTATAACCATGAAGAAATCTTAATTGAGAATGTCAAATTGGTTAAGATGATGTGTGGTGACTCTTCGGACAACATCGCAGGAATTAGAGGAATGGGAGTAAAAAGATTTTTATCTCTTTTCCCTGAATTAAAAACCGAACATATTTCTGTTGAACAAGTTAAGAACAAATGTGAAGAAATATTTCAACAAGATAAACACAACAAACTTGTTGCTAATTTACTAACAGGTGTTACCAAACATGGAGTATTAGGTGAAGAATTTTTTGATGTGAATAATCGTATCGTAAGTTTGGAGGAACCATATTTAACTGATGAGGCAAAAGAAAATATAGAATTACTAATAAATGAAAAATTAGACCAAGAAGGTAGGTCTTATAAAAACGCGATGAGAATGATGAGGGATGACGGAATCTTTAGTCTGTTACCAAAATCGGATGACGGATTCGTTAATTTCCTAAACCCATTCCTTCGACTAACAACAAAAGAAAAAAATAAAAGAATTATTAAAATTAAAAACTATGAGTAACCAACAAATGGACATCACAAAATTTGAATTTTTGCTTAGTTTAGGTGGAAACATCGTATGTCAAAGATTCTTCAACGTAAAAGACCATAATCCACAAGCGAGAAGATCGATGGATATGCACTATTACATAAAAAATATTTGCGAAGAAATTAGTGAAGATTTGAAAATGAAAACTTCCGATTATATGAGCGAAAATCAAAACTTTTTCCTATCTTCGGAGTATGTGGAAGATTCAAATGAACAAGAAAAAGAACACTTTTTATTGGAAATTAAGTTAGGTGACGACGTATTTATTTCTAGGATATTTCCGGCGTACTACTACCATCCGAAAGTTAGATACACGGTAGATATTCGACCAAAACTTAAGCGTATTTTGTCAGATTTAACTGACATTTTATCAGCTTACGATTTGGAAACAACGTACTTGCAATACCAACTGTAAAAATTAAAAAATATATATAAAATAATAAACATGGAAGAAAAGAATTTTGGTTATTTAGGGTTTTCATTTCAGCAATCTCTTATCAAGGCAATTATAGAGGATAAAAAATACGGTGAAACAATTATCGACGTTTTAGAGAGCAAATATTTTGAGAACAATTCTTTTAGATTTTTAATGGAGAACATTAAAGAATTGTATAAAACATACGAGAAATTACCTGATTATCACACATTGTCTCAAAAAGTTATGGCTGAAGGGGGAAACAAAGATTCTTCCAGGATTCATATTGACACGTTAGAAGCAATTAAAGAGGATACAAAGGATACGTCTTATGTTAAGGATACTGCGTTGAATTTTTGTAAACAACAGAACCTTAAAAGAGAATTAAAATCTGTACAGAGTATCATTGAAAACGGACAATTTGAGGCTTATAGTAAGATTGAAGAAATCATTAAGAAAGCATTACAAGTTGGAATTTCAAATGATGAAGTTCTTGACGTATTTCATGATATTGACGCTGCGTTGGAGAAGGATTTTAGATTACCAATTCCAACAGGTATTGTAGGTATTGATAACCTTTTAAAAGGTGGGTTAGGAAAAGGTGAATTAGGTGTTGTACTTGCTCCAACTGGTACAGGTAAAACAACCTTATTAACTAAATTTGCGAATACCGCATATAATCTCGGATTGAATGTTGTACAAATTTTCTTTGAGGATAATCCGGGTAACATTAAAAGAAAACACTACACTATTTGGTCCGGTATTGCTCCTGACGAACAACCTGAACATGCGGAAGAAGTAAAAGAAAAAGTATTTGAGGCTCAAGCAAGATCAAACGGTAGTATCAATCTTATGAAATTCCCATCAGATAACATTACAATTTCTGATATTAAATCTAAATTGAGAAAAATGGCCGCTGATGGAATCAAAGTTGATTTATTGGTGTTAGATTATGTGGATTGTATCACACCTGAAAGAAGTACAAATGGTGAAGAATGGAAAGGTGAAGGTTCAATCATGAGAAGTTTAGAATCAATGACTGGCGAGTTTAATATGGCGATTTGGACGGCAACACAAGGTAATAGAGAATCAATATCATCTGAAGTTGTAACGGGAGATCAAATGGGAGGTTCAATTAAAAAGGCACAAATTGCCCACGTAATACTATCGATTGCCAAATCGTTAGAACAAAAAGACCAAAACTTAGCAACACTTACGTTAGTTAAGTCACGTATTGGTCGTGATGGTGTAGTATTCACTAACTGTAAATTCAACAATGAGTTTTTAGTTATTGATACCGATTCACAAAATACATTATTAGGTCACGAACAAGAAAGAGTTCGTAACAATGTAGACAGAGCGGCTGAAGCCTTCAACAGAATACAAAAAGTAAAACCAAGAGTTTAAAAATTAAAAAAAAATTATGACTGAGAGAATCTTACAAGACAATCCTGGACGCTTTGTCCTTTTTCCTATCGAACACCATGACTTATGGAAGTTCTATAAACAATCTGAAGCATCGTTTTGGACGGCTGAAGAAATTGACTTAAGTCAAGATATTAACGATTGGGAAAATAAATTAAATGATGATGAACAACATTTCGTTAAACATGTGTTAGCGTTCTTCGCAGCGTCTGACGGTATCGTAAATGAAAACTTAGCAATGAACTTTGTAAATGAGGTTCAATACACTGAAGCTAAATTCTTTTATGGTTTCCAAATCATGATGGAGAATATCCATAGTGAAACGTATTCATTATTAATTGATACGTTAGTAAAAGACAAAGATGAACAACATAAATTGTTTAACGCAATTGAAACTGTTCCGGCGATTAAGAAGAAAGCGGAATGGGCACTTAAATGGATTAATTCAGAATCATTTGTGGATAGATTATTAGCGTTCGCCGCAGTTGAGGGCATCTTCTTCTCAGGTTCATTCTGTTCTATCTTCTGGTTAAAGAAAAGAGGTTTAATGCCAGGTTTAACTTTCTCAAATGAATTAATTTCTCGTGATGAGGGTGTACACTGTGATTTTGCTTGTCATTTATATAACAACCATATCGAAAACAAAATCTCACAAGAGAGAATTAAAGAAATCATTTGTGGAGCATTAGAGATTGAAAAAGAATTTATTCTTGAAGCATTACCGGTTCGTTTGATTGGTATGAACTCAGATTTAATGTCACAATATCTTGAATTCGTTACGGATAGATTATTGGTGGCGTTAGGTGTACCTAAAGTTTATAATTCTGAAAATCCATTTGATTTCATGCAGAACATCGCTTTACAAGGTAAAACTAATTTCTTTGAGAAAAGAGTTGCTGAATATCAAAAAGCAGGAGTTAATAACGTAGCAACTGAAGATTTAGATTCAGCATTTGGCGATGACATTGATTTTTAAAATATTAATATAAGATGAAAGTAAAAAAAAGAGACGGGTCCCTAGAGGAAATGAGGTATGATAAAATCACGAGAAGAATTAGTGTCTTCTGTAGTGATTTAAATTTAGAATATATTGATCCAACATATGTTACGTTAAAAGTAACACAAGGAATTTACGATGGAATATCGACAACTGAGTTAGATGTTTTAGCCGCAGAGACAGCGGCTGCGATGGTTACAACACATCCTGATTATGCGAAGTTAGCTGGTAGATTAGCAGTATCTAACTTACACAAGACAACACATAAAAAATTCTCACAATGTGTTAAAGAGTTATATTCATTTGTTGAACCTAAGACAGGTAAAGAATCGTCATTAATTGATGATGAAGTTTACAAATTCGTAATCGAAAATAGAGAAAGTTTAGACGGAGCAATTCACCAAGAACGAGATTTAGAATTTGATTATTTTGGTTACAAGACATTAGAACGTTCTTATCTTTTAAAAATTGGAGATAGAGTTGTTGAGAGACCACAATATCTTTATATGAGAGTTGCTGTTGGTATATGTAAAGGTAATTTGGAAATGGCGTTAAGGATATATGATGATTTATCCCAGCACTATTACACACATGCGACCCCAACGCTGTTTAATGCCGGCACAAGAAGACCACAAATGTCATCTTGTTTCTTAATTGGAAATAAAGGTGATGATATTGATGGTTTGTTTGATACAATTAAAGATGTTGCCAAGATTTCTAAATGGGCTGGCGGTATTGGTTTACATGTTCACGATGTTCGTGCTAAAGGTGCTTACATTAAAGGAACAGGGGGTCAATCTGACGGTCTATTACCTATGATGAAAACTTATAATGAAGTTGCTCGTTGGATTAACCAAGGAGGAAAACGTAAAGGTTCATTTGCGGTTTATTTAGAACCATGGCATTCAGATGTGTTTGAATTTATTGATTTAAGAAAGAACCACGGTAAAGAAGAATTACGTGCTAGGGATTTATTCTTAGCAATGTGGACACCTGATTTATTTATGCAACGTGTTGAACAAGATGGTGATTGGACATTGTTCTCACCTGACGAAGCGCCTGGTTTATCGGATGCGTATGATAGTCCCGAAGATAAATCGTTTACTCGTTTATACGAATCCTACGAACAACAAGGTTTGGGTAGAAAAGTAGTTAAGGCGAGAAAATTGATGGACGCAATTTTAACCGCACAAATTGAAACAGGAACTCCTTACATGTTATATAAGGACCCTGCTAACTACAAATCAAATCAAAAGAATTTAGGAACGATTAAATCATCTAACCTATGTACTGAGATTATTGAATATAGTTCACCAGAAGAACAAGCGGTTTGTAACTTAGCGTCAATTGCGTTACCAAAATATATTGTAGATGGAGAATTTAATCACGACTTATTATATGAATACACATACCAAGTGGTAAAGAACTTGAACAATGTTATTGACTTAAATTATTATCCAACTGAAGAAACAAAACGTTCAAACTTTAAACATAGACCGGTAGGTTTAGGTGTTCAAGGTTTAGCCGACGTATTCTGTAAATTAGGATTACCATTTGAATCTGAAGACGCAGATAAATTACAAACAGATATTTTCGAAACAATTTACTTTGCGGCTATGACATCTTCAAATGATTTAGCGAAAGAGTTCGGACCATATGAATCAATCTCAGGTTCTCCAATTGAAAAAGGTATTTTCCAATTTGAAATGTGGGGTAAAACTGACAAAGATTTATCTGGTCGTTGGGATTGGAAAAAATTGAGAAAGAATGTTGTTAACTATGGTGTTAGAAACTCACTATTAGTTGCTCCAATGCCAACAGCGTCTACCGCACAAATTCTTGGTAATAACGAAGCGTTTGAACCATTCACAACAAACTTATATTCACGTAGAACATTAAGTGGTGAATTTGTGATGATTAACAAACATTTGGTCGCTGATTTATTGAAGTTAGGATTATGGAACGATACGATTAAGAATAAGTTAATTATGGAAAATGGTTCGGTTCAAAACATTCCTGAAATTCCAACTGAAATGAAAGAAGTTTACAAGACGGTTTGGGAAATGTCTCAAAAGAGAGTTTTACAAATGGCAGCAAACAGAAGTGTGTTTATTGACCAATCACAGTCATTGAATTTATTTGTGGATAACGCAACTAAACCTAAGTTATTGGCGGCACACTTATTCGGATGGAAATTAGGTTTGAAAACTGGTATGTATTATCTAAGAACGAGAGCTGCGGTTGATGCGTTGAAAGGTCTAGGGGTTGATACGTCAGTATCAAAACCTGTTGAACAAACACCATCTGTTAATAATGTTGAAGTACCTACGAATAACACATTAATTAGTGAACAGACACCTGAAGTTGTAATGACATCAGAAAGACCAACCGACTCACCATTTGAGTGTGAGGGTTGTGGTTCGTAAAGATAATGGAAGACTCCCTCAAAGTAACTGTCGTCAAGGCGTACCTTGAGATTCCATGTTTTGAGAATACAAGGGGGTGAATATCAAGACACAATAATAATCCCGACTTCGGTCGGGATTTTTTGTTTATTAATATTTTAGTTTAGTTTATATTTATAGTTATGGCGGTAACATATGGTATAGATTTTCCATTTAGAGATAGTCCGAAGGGTACTTATCTAAAATTAACAGAGACACCTGAAAGGGAAGTTCGTGCTAATTTGATTCATCTTTTATTAACTAGAAAAGGAAGTAGATATTTTCTACCAGATTTCGGGACTCGTTTATATGAATTTATTTTTGACCAAAATGACATAGTTACATTTAACTTAATCGAGGAAGAGATTCGAGAAGGGGTTAAAAAGTATATACCAAATTTAGATATAAATTCAATCAACATCACATCAGCGGAAGAAGATCCTGATAGAGATAAATTATATTCTCAAGATGAAGATGCTAGATTATTTAGGGTTTCAGATGATTCGACTAGACCATACACCGCAAAAGTTAAAATAGACTATACGGTTAATAACGGAACATTTACTTCTTCCGACTTTGTAATTATAAACATATAAAATGGCAAAAAAAATAACATACGCAACAAGAGATTTTGCGGGTTTAAGGGAAGAACTTGTAAACCTGACTAATGATTATTATCCCGACTTAGTAAAGAATACTAATGACGCATCAATCTTTTCAGTTTTATTAGATTTAAACGCGGCGGTTGCCGATAACTTACACTTTCATATTGATAGAGTGTGGCAAGAAACCATGTTAGATTTTGCCCAACAAAGACAATCATTATTCCATATAGCAAAAACATATGGTTTGAGATTACCGGGTAATAGACCATCAGTAGCGTTATGTGATTTTTCTATAAACGTACCTGTTAGAGGTGATAAGGAAGACGAGAGATATTTGGGTATTCTAAAAGGTGGTGCTCAGGTTTCAGGTGGAGGTCAGGTATTTGAAACGTTAGAGGATATTGATTTCTCAAATCCATTTAATAGTAAAGGTGAACCTAACAGATTAAAAATACCAAATTTCGATGGTAACAATAAAACTATCTCATATACAATTACTAAAAGAGAGGCTGTTGTTAACGGAGTGACTCGTATTTTTAGAAAAGTTATTACTGAGTTTGATCAAAAACCATTCTTAAAGATTTTCTTACCTGAACAAAATGTTTTAGGTGTAGTTTCAGCAATTCATAAAGATGGTACGACATTCGCTGGTAACCCAACCAATGCTGAATTTTCAGACGCGACGAACAAATGGTACGAAGTGAAATCGTTAATGCAGGACAAAGTATTTGTACCTAGTCCAACAGGATCATCAGATAAGGATAACTTCAAAGCAGGAACATATATTAACGTTAATAATAAATTTACAACTGAATATACACCTGAAGGATATTTCTCAATGATTTTTGGTTCGGGTTCAGTTAACCCAATGGATAATCTTGACAACTATATTACAGGTCAATTAAAAGTAAATTTAGCTACATACCTCAATAACCTTTCATTAGGAGCAATACCAAAAAATAACTCTACGTTATTTGTCAAATATCGTATTGGTGGGGGTAAAGATTCGAATTTAGGGGTTAATGTTATTACAAGTATAGATACTGTCGAATTTAATGTAAACGGTCCTATATCAGGAACTAATACACAAGTTGAACAGTCATTAAGAGTAACTAACGTAACACCAGCAGTGGGAGGTGCGGACCAACCAACAATCGAAGAAATAAGAAACATGATTTCTTATAATTTCGCAGCACAAAACAGAGCAGTAACATTAAACGATTACAAATCTTTAATTGAAACAATGCCTTCAACATACGGAGCACCTGCTAAGGTTAACGTAATGGAAGAAAACAATAAAATCAGAATCAAATTATTATCATACGATGAGAAAGGTAATTTGACTGATACTGTTTCTAACACATTGAAAAACAATATTCTTACGTATCTATCTGAATATAGAATGGTAAACGACTATTTGGATATTGTTAGTGGTGAGGTTATTGATTTAGGTTTAGAAGTAGACTTAGTGGTTGATAAAAACGAGAGTCAAAGTGACATCATCAAATCATCAATTGAAGGAATAATTGAATTTTTTAGAATTGAGAAGAGAAAAATGGGTGACCCATTAATGGTTGGACAATTGTCTAAAACAATCGGTAGTGTACCGGGTGTTGAAAACGTGGTTGATATTAGAGTTTTTAACAAAA